TCAATACTTCATCTTTCGCATTTCCTGCAACAGATAATTCGGGTCATTGTGGGAGACGTACTTGTTTGCTGTGGTGGAGAAATTTTTGTGGCCCAAGATGGCCTGCACGGCGGTCTTTTCCAGGCCGCACTCCACCATCTTGCTGCTGGCCGTGTGGCGCAGCGTATGCGGATGCACACCCTCTATGTGGCACTCCTGCATCAAGGCCCGAAACTTTGTAGCCACGTTGCGCTTGTCCAGCTTTGTACCGGCTTTGGACGGTATCAGCCACTCACAGCCGCTGTCAAGCATCCAAAAGGCAATGATTTTATAAATGGGGTCCAAAATAGGGATAATGCGGTTTTTGCCCGCCTCGGTCTTTTCACCGCCCTGCATATATCGCTCTTTTAGATGCACATCGTCGCAGCGCATGGAGAGCAGCTCATCGATACGCATACCGGTGTAGAGCAGCACCATTGCGATTTGTGCTGTCTGCCCAAGCTTCGGGTCGTCTTGTCGGCTGCTTATTTGCTCTATCTCTTGAGCGGTCAAGGTGCGCTCTGCCTTGCCTGTAGCCGCCGGGAGCTGCAAGAGCATGGCATAGTTTTTGTTTATGATGTCCTGAGCCATTGCCCACTCGCAGATCTGGCTGAAAAGTGTGCGCTGCTTTTCGCAGGAGCTGCGGGAAAGTCCCTTTTCCACCATCTGGTCAATCACCTGTTGATAGTCTGCGGCTTTTAATTCCCGAAGCTGTCGGTCATACAGCGGCGCAGCCTTTGCATAGGCCAGCTCATAACCCTTTTTCATGTCAGTGCTGAGCTTGTCAAATTTGGGCTGCGCTTTCCATTGGGCATAGGCATCCGCAAAAGTGCATTTCAGACGCGCTGCGGGGGTGTTCTGGGCGTTGTAAGCGTCCAGTGCTTGTACTGCTTCACCCGGCGTCGCAAACGTCCCCAGAACGTCTCGCTTGGCTGTTAGGGCCACATACGGTTTTGACCTCGTCCCGCTCAACTTATATACACTGCCGCTGCCCTTTGGGCGGCGGCGCTTTTTTCTTTGCTGCGGGGCGGCTTCGGGCTGCTTCTTGCCGCAGTATGGGCAAAAAGATGCATCATCCGGTATTTCCCGACGGCAGCAGGCGCGAATGCATTTCAAAGCTCTTCACCTCGCTTTGCGGTATAGTCGGCCTCGCCGCTCTTCGCGGCCTCTTTTCCCGCCTGGTATGCCGACTGCAGCAGACTCACCGGAGGCTGGACTTCCCACGGGATCGGGTCTGTTCCTGTAGCCACGGCGAACCCGTAGTTGTCCAGTATTTGGCCGCAGACGGATACCTTGTTTTGCAAGGGAGTATGCAGGTTTGCGCACACCTCAGCAAACACCGCCGGTGGATAGCTGCCATGTCGGCCCAAAAGGATAAACAGCACCATCTCTTTTACAATTCGCGGCGCTGTGCGAAAGTATTCCGTAAGCATCTCATCCAGCTCTTCGTCTGATTTGCGCTGTATGGGCTCTTTGTAAAGCTCTGGGTGCAGCATTTCTTGCATGGCGGGGAGCGGAGAAGTCCCGCAAGCCTCGAACCAGTCCATTATCTTGTCAGCTGGTGGGCTGGACGCCCCGCACTCCCAGCTCTGGATCGTAGCCTTTCCCTTGTTGATCCGGCGGGCCATGTCGACTTGGCTCAAGCCTGCCGCGACTCTGGCCCGCGCCAATGCGACACCAAGCTTTTCCGCAGTAAAGTAGCTCATCAATTATAACCTCACAAATTTCCATGCCATAAAAACAAAAAGTGACATGGGAAAAACCCATGCCACTCGACAGAGCGGAAGTCCTTCAAGTTTTCCCATAAAATGGTAAAATCTAAAACAAGTTGGACAAATTGAACAAAAACAGAGGTGAAATAAAATGGATTTCGAGCAAAGAAACGGCAAAGAAAACGAAATGACCATCATTGACGGGATGCCTGCCACCATTTTGACCGGCACGGCCCGAACACCTGAACCTTGGGAGGACTAAAGATGGACAAGATGAAGCTGTTTTGCACCCACATCCGCGCCGCGCTGGCCTGCTATGAGGATATGCCGCCCGAGGGACAGGCTCGGGCTCGACTTTTTGTGATCCGCAAGTCCGGGGATCTCCGGCAGCTCAAGGCCGCAGCAGACGCACCCGGTGGGGAGCTTGCCGCTGAACTGTTGCAAAAAATGCAACAACCTTGCAACCACGGATAGCAACGTACATATTTTGCACGTTGTTCGCGCAAAACGCGCGTATTTAGCAAAAAGTCAGCGTAAATTTCAGCGATTCAGCGCAAATGCTAAATTTTTTACGCATTTTTTCGCGATTAAACGCGCTTGACGTGATACAATCAACAGTTGTATAATTCAGTTGTGACCTACATATCGAGCATCGAAATGTTGGATTCGAGCTCAGACTTCCCTTTTTCGGTTAAAAAATACTTGCCTTTTTCATTCATCTGGATAAAGCCCCGCTTTTCTAGCATTTGAAGATGATAGCCAACATTTTTTATGCCATACTCAAACCACCAAAGACCCGGATAACCATATCTCGGGTGCGGATATGTTCCATATGAGCAATATTTCAGCAATGCAATTTCAGTTCGGTACAATCCATTCTCGGTAGAGGGCTGATTTTGCATCTGCTCTGCAAACGGAACCACTCGACGCATACCATTCACGGCATCAAGAGCGAAAGACGGAACATAATCTTTATAATAGGACGGTTCTTGATAATACTTTTGTTCTTCTGCCGGAATTGGTGGTTCTTCGCCATTCATAAACGAAAACGCTGTAAATAAATCCATTGGTTACACCTCTTGCAAAGCGGTGTGCTTCATTTCAAGATACGTTTTAGAGCAGAGTGGCATTCGGTCTAAAAACGGCTCAAAAGATGCATACCATCTTTGCGTAGAGTTTGAGCGGCCACGCTCAGTCTTGAGAGCGGAAAGTTTCTGAACCTGTTTTGCATAGGCATTATCTATCAGTACATTTACAGTTTCAGCAGTGGTTTCCTGGTCAAGCGCCTGAGCTTTCAAGGCTGGAAGGTCACAGGTGAATTTTATTCCCTTCTGTTGCAGCTCTATCATGTTGTCGAGACGTTCCAAAGCAAGGTCATACCGAGAGAAAAAAGTATCTGGATCTGCCGTTTTCTGCATGATATTCATGGAATCTTGAAATTCATCCATGAAAATCTTGGCGTTCATCCGGTCGATTTCTGCTATTGTTTCTTCTGGGGCAATCTTATCAATGCTTTCCATTGTAGGGAAATCAAAAGTATCTGGAGCAGCTGCGGTGTCTCCCGAATGATAAGAGCGGTATTTAGTTTTGTTATAATCGACAACGCAAAGTGCTGCAACCAAAAAAGGAAAGGCAAAGAAAGCGACGAACAAAAGGGAAATTTCTGAAATATTGAAAGAAGGTTTCCAGATGCTCAGTATGGGACACAAGCAAATTAAACCAATAGCAAAGCAACCAGCCCATTGCAAAAGCGTAGGCCTTGCGTCTTTCCATTTTACGGGTGCTTGCTTGTACGGCGCTCTTTTCTGAATTGTAGAGCTAGAAGGAACGGGAGAAAATATAGCTTCTGCTATTGCACGTTGTGTGCGTTTGCTTGGCGTGATTGCCTTCCCGACTTTTTTAAGCCACCGTTTGTTTGCGCGGTCTCGCTGAGTATAAATAGATACCTTCCTGCGGCCGCCTCGTGCCATACCGCAACACCTCACACATAACAATTATATAAGGAGGACAAAGCAAAATGCAGGACACATCTTTCAGCCCGGACGAAATCAGAAAAATCATCGAAAAGCTTAAGAGCGACCCTGCATTTCGTCAGAAAGTCCTCGATATTCTAAACAGCTAAATCACAGCAACGCCCGGATCGCGTTCTTTTTCGCTTCCGAAGCGTTCAGAATCTTTTGTACAAGCTCAGCATCTTCAGGAGACAGGCCACTCAGGCTTACCGTCTCCGGGGTGCTGGGTTTTTCTTTTTGCTCTTCGCCCATAAGCTCTTCAATGGAAATTTGTAGAAAATCAGACACAAGCAATAGCTTATCTTTCGGCGGATAGCGCTTTCCATTAGCCCATTTTCCTACTGTTCCGTTGGCGAATTTCAAATCTTTCTCCATTTTTGTAATGGAACTGCCTTGATTTTTACACGATACACGGATGAATTTCACTAGTTCAGGCAAAGAACGCATAAAAACTCCTCCAATAGCCTAATTTTCTATTGACAACTAGAAAATTAGGCTATATAATAGAGAGCGTAAGGGGGCAAACAAAACCAAAGCCCCTGACAATATTATATCGGGCTGGCGCTAGATTTTATTCGCTGTGTACCTCGCAACTACATAGTAGCATATTTTCTAGTGATTTTCAAGCCCGGAAAGGAGAATTGCTAGTGAATGTTTCAAAAATCGACCAGTTTTGCAAGCTGCACGGGCTGAGCCGCACCGATCTGGAGGCGGCGGCAGGCCTGAGCAACGGCGCAATCGGGAAGTGGGAGCGCTCGATTTACGGCCCCAGTATCTCGCAGCTGCTCAAGGTGGCGCACTATTTCCGGGTGCCGGTCACGGCGCTGATCGTAGACGAGGAGGGAAAAGCATGAGCTCCATCCTGGGCAATGTTTTGACCACTTTGGCAAGCAAAGCGCTTGATGCTGCTGTGGGATTTGTCCAGACAGGCATCGAGTACAACGCCCAGATCGAGAAGTATACCACCGGCTTTACCAATATGCTGGGCAGTGCCGAGGCCGCTCAGCAGGCCATGGGAGCCATTCAGGAGGACGCCGCCCGGACGCCCTTCAACGTGGAAGCTCTGACGCAGGCCAACCAGCTGCTCATCAGCGCCGGCGAAAATGCAGGCTACTCCCGCAAGGTCATCATGGCGCTGGGCGACGCTGTATCTGCTACCGGCGGCGGAAACGACGAGCTGTCCCGCATGGCCGCCAATTTGCAGCAGATCGCCAATGTTGGCAAGGCGTCCGCCATCGACATCAAGCAGTTTGCCTATGCCGGTATCAATGTCTATGCCGATGGCAAAATCACCACCACGGTCAACCAGACCTGCGACAAGGTGGTTTTGTCTGTCTCTGAGATGCAGTCTCGTATTGACAAAAATCTCAGCGAGGCCAAGACCAAATGGCAAAACGGCATCATGGGGACGCTCCAAAGTGTGCTCACCGACCTCAAAAACGGCAACTGGACGAGCCTTGCCACCGACTTTGCAAAGCTGATTTGGGGCGAGGTCACGCAAGAGCAGCGCAACATCATCTCCAAATGGTTTTCGGACGCCCTCACTGCTATCAACGACAGCTATTCCGGCGGCGGTATGAGCAGCCTGAAAGATACGCTCCACAAGCTGCTCACCGATGGCATTACCTCGGACGCCAACGACGCAAAAGTGGCCGTGCAGGGCCTCTCTCAGGTCATAAACGGGCTGGGCGAGTCCGGCGGCATGGGTGCCAAGCTGGCGGGCATCGCCGGAAACTTTTCGGGCATGGCGGGCGTCATTACAAAAGCTCTCAGCGGCATTGTGGGCTTTATCATCGCAAACCCCGTGGTGGCTGCTATCCTCGGCCTGACAGCCCTTGTGGGCGGCGCGGCGTTTGCCAAGTGGCGCAGCAGCCGTGATAACGACGTCACCAACAACTACAAGAGCCCCTACGGCACAACGCCGGTGTATGACTCTCTGGCAGAGTTCTCGGCCCGCGCCGACCAGCTCAACCGCTACAGCAGCGTCACCGCGTCTCCGTTTGCTGGCAGTCAGCAGGACACCACCGGCAAGCAGCAGCTCAGCGTATTGCAGCGGATCTCCAACTTGCTGGATGAGCACCTCCCGGCTATCGGCACCGGTACGCTGGTCATCGACGCTAACGGTGTGCAGGCTCTTGCGGGTGCAATGCAGCCGACACTCACCAATGGCATTGATGGAGATTTGGGCATCCGCGCGGCCCGGAAAGCAAGAGGTGGTTAAATGGCAGCTTTACAAGGCGTCCAGCTGGGCGATTACCACACCCTCAAGGACTGGGGGCTTTACATCGTGGTGGGCGGTACGACCGTCGGCCCGGCAGAACCGGACCAGAGCCTACTCATAAAGGTGCCGTTTAGCGACCGTATTCTGGACCTCTCCAAATCTCTGGACGGCAAAGTCCATTACACCCAGCGCAAGATAACTATCACCCTCAAGTGCGTCAAGCCAAAAAAGCTTTGGCCCAGCATCCAGAGCGCCCTCGAAAACGCTTTGCAGGGACAGTGGCTGCGCTGCATCTTTGATGATGACCCGTCGTGGTACTGGGAGGGCTACTGGACAGTGACCCCCCAGAGCCGCGACCGGTGGGAGAATGTCTTTACCATCTCTGGCATCTGCAACCCATACAAAGTCAGCCTCACCGCTGAGGTGGGTGCTGACTGGGAGTGGGACACCTTTAACTTTGAGACAGACACTATTTATGATACGGCAACGGAGGTAAAAAGTCTGTGAGTTACAAAGTCTATGCAGGCACCCAGACCGCCGTAGGCGTATGGGACACCAAAGCCTGCATCTATGACCCGACTGGCGAAGACCTGCGCACTACGGCTACGCTGCTCATCTCCCCGACTCTCACCCGTGAGGCCGGTAAGGCTGGCAGTTTTGAGTTTACGCTCCCGCTGGGCAATGTTGCCCACTCGGCGCTGCAAAAGCTCAAGACCATTGTGGAGGTGGAGCAGGATGGCACGCCCATCTGGCACGGGCGGGTCATGAGCCACGACATGGATTTTTATCTGAGACAAAAAGTGTACTGTGAGGGTGAGCTCGCGTATCTCAATGATACCGCGATCACCCCTTATCGGTACCCAAATATCAGCATCCGGGAATTTTTGGAAAATGTCATCCGCAATCACAACAGCCAGACCGACAAATACAAAGCTTTTACGGTGGGCGATGTCACTGTTTTTGCAGAAGGACCGCAGGAGCCCTTTAAGACGGTCTACATGAGCGGTTGCAAAGTGGATTCCGAGGAAGACGACGACGGCAGTAATGATTATTTTCTTGAGGATGCTGATGAAAGGCGGATATGCGATATAGTAAACTACACCGTTTCAGCTGGGGAGTATATTAACAAAGGTGATGCGATACGCGTTGTCTCTAAGGAGGGAGACTCATTCACGGTGGAGCGAAACATAGCCTACAAAAACGGCAGCTTTTACGCTGTGACCGCGACGGCTCATGGCTCTAAGTACATTTACGAGCTCGGCACCACCCCGCTGACAAACTGGCGGCTGGTCGATGACGGGAAGATACAACAATACGTCCCCAGCTCCGTCACCTATGGAGGCGTCTGGGTAAACTGCACCGGCTACTCACTGCATGACTTTGACGTCTCCACCAATGAGGCCCTAAGCTTTGGCGACGGCAAAAACTTCGGCACTACGTGGGACGTCCTGAAATCTGAGCTGACGGACGTCTACGGCGGCTACCTTGTCGTGCGGTACTCAGACGACGGTAAAACGCGGTATCTGGACTATCTTGCCGACGTAGCGGAGAGCAACACGCAGACGATCGAGTTTGGCGTAAATATGCTGGACCTCAATAACTATGTCAAGGCCGATAACATCGTCACCCGGGTCATCGCGGTAGGCTACCAGAAAAAAGGCTGGTGGATTTTTAAGAGTACCAAGACCATCCAGGAGCAGGCCGACGACAGAGAGGCACAGAGCGTCTATGGTATTATCACCCGGGTCATTGTCATCGACGGTAAGTCGATTACAGAGCAAAAGCTGCTGGACGCTGCGAACGAAGAGCTCCGGAAAAATCTAAGATACTATGATGGCATTGAGGTCAGCGCTATTGATTTGCGTGATGCAGGTATCAACACTGAGCGCCTGAGCTGGATGAAGAAGACCCGCATTATCTCAAAGCCTCACGGCATTGATACACCATTGGTGTTGACCAAAATTGTCGAGCCGCTGGACGCGCCCGACAAGAAAAAGTTTACGTTTGGAACGAGTTTTTACTCTATCTCAGACCTGCAGGCCCTCAGCAGCCACAAAGCGTCTATGGCGTACAGTATCGCTTTAAGCTCTATGGGATACCTCAACGGCAATCCGATACCCACCACAAGCTAAGCGTCAGCACAGTAAAGGAGTAAATTATGGCAAGTTTTGATGAGATTGTGAGCAAAATGACGGCAGCCATCAAGGGCGTCCGTGAGGCTGTGCTGGGCAAGGATGTGCGCGAGTTTATCGCCAGCGGCTATGAGAGCGTGCTGGATGCTTATTCCCGGCGGCCGCCAGAGCGGCAAGGGACGCATTTGTGGCCTGCTGGTCGGTGGTCTTGGTCTGCTGCTTGTCCATGCTGTGCGCCCTCCCTTGCGGCGTGTATGCGGGTTTTTGAGGGTTTTTATCGTGTGAGTTTCAACAAAACTCAACATTCTCCAACATTTGCCGCCGGGGTGATGGTGTAAAAGACTTAGGTTTTCTTGGGTATGCCCGGCGGGGTGATGAATCAATAAAATGCTATATTATGGCATAATTATAGCACAAAATGAACGCGAAAGAAAAGAATATCGATTACACACGTATTGACATAGCACGTGTGACGCGGTACACTGTGAATATAAGGGGGAGTGTACCATGCTATCGATGTATCCAGCCTGTTTCTACAAAGAGAATGACGGCTATTCAGTGATTTTTCCGGATTTGAATTACCTTGCAACGCAAGGAGGAAGCTTTGAAGAGGCAATGGAGATGGCCGTTGACTGCCTCGCGGGCTACCTGTACAGCGCCCGGCGGGACGGCGAGAATGTGTCAGCACCCTCTAAGCTGGCGGACGTTGACCCCGTGGCTGTTTCCAAAGAGCTTGACCCCGATATTCCAGTGGGTGAAGCAATCGTGAATCTAGTTTCAGTGGATGTGGCAGAGTATGCCAAGAAGCATTTTGAAAAGTCGGTCAAGAAGACGCTGACGATTCCGGCATGGCTGAATGATGCAGCAGTGGCGCAGGGGGTCAACTTCTCCCGTGTGCTTCAGCAGGCATTGAAAGAGCAGCTGCATCTCGCTTGAGCATCTGCCCGGCGGAGAGACTGACAGAACGCAGATTCTAGGCGCTTTGGATGCTGGCAATATAGTTTCATGCCTCACGTGGTGCAAAGTGTTTTCTCACGCGCTGCGCGGCCTCTGCGCACGTGCTGGAAATGAGCAAAAGAAAGCCCCTCTGACTCGCATTTTGTGCGGTCTGGGGGCCTTGTGCTGTATACGTGCGTGTATCGTGTCAAGAAACTCTCGCTTGACCTAGCTTCAACCACGCTTCAAGGGCGTTTTCTCGTTGTTCGATCGACTTCCAGATTTACATACATCACTTTCCCCGCGGTGCATTCAAAGCGCCCCAGCCACGGTTTACCAGAGGCCAGACACAACGCCAGTTCGATGAGGGCAAAGCTCTTGCCTGCTTTGGAGGGGCCTGCCAGCAGCATCTTGTGGCCCTGACGCAGCACGCCGGAGATGAGGGCAGGTGCAACGGTGAAGTCCCATTTCCCTTCAAGGAAAAAATCGACCAAGCATTCAACTGGCGGAAATCCGTCATCTTCCAGCTTGTAATCTTCCATCATGCTACCCCCTTCTTTTCCTTGGGTGCGTCCTCAAAAAAGAACGTGCCGATTTGGTCATGGGGGATGTTCAGCACCTTACAGAGCGCCAGAATCTCGTCAGCGTGCCACGGATGCTTTGCGGTCATGCGGTCGGTCATGGTTCCTTCGGGGATGCCAGACCGTCGGGCGGCTTCTCGCTGGTTCATGTCCAGCTCGACGAAGCGCAGCCGGATTCTCTTGAATGGCTTGTACATGGTTTTAATCCTCCTCTTCGATGATTTCAGTCACGTCCACGCCCAGAGCGGCGGCGATCTTGCACGCAGTCAGCGCCGTGCAAGTGCCGCGTTTCTTAATAATAGACATATTCTGTCGGTTCAAGCCGGCTTTGTCGGCCAGCTGCCCCAAACGCAAGCCCTTGCGGGCTGCCATGATTTCGACGTTCTCCTTGAACTTCATTTTGTTCACCTCTTTTCGTTTGAGCTAAACGAATAATCGTTTACATGTACACTATAAACTAAATTTCGTTTGATGTCAATAGGATAATTGAAATTTCGTTTATAGTGTGATACTCTATTATCAAGAGAGGTGATTTTGTGGAAACGTATGAAAACATTGACCGTGAACTTGAAAAACGTGGAATGAGTCGTCGAAAGCTGGCGCTCGCTATAGATGTCCCTCCGTCTACTTTTCAATCCATGATGGAAAGAAAGCGAGGAATGACGATAGAGCTTTTGAGGAAAATAGCTGGTGCTCTTGGAGTGTCTGTATACACACTGGCAGATTTTGAACTTGCGTCAGAAGCAGTTACAGAGGAAATCAACGCGAACAGGAGAGAAAATCAGCTGCTTTCCCACTTCCGCACTCTGAACGACAACGGCCAGCGCGTGGCCGTGGAGCGTGTGCAGGAGCTTGCCCAGATACCGGCCTACCAGCGCCCGGCAGACGCCGCCGGGGATGCAGGCGACAAAGACTCCGAGGAAAAATAAAAAGCCCACAGCGGGGCGCTGTGAGCGTGTGAGGGTGACAACATGGAAGAGCTATACAATCAGCTGGCGGCACTGGCCCGGCGGTATGGAGCACAGCGGCTCGTGCTGTTCGGTTCCCGGGCAAGGGGTGACAACCGATACAACAGCGACATAGATTTGGCCGTATACGGGATGCCGGAGAGCAGCTGGGCGAACTTCTGGATGGACTGCGAAGAGCTGCCCACGCTGCTGAAATTTGACATCGTGCATATCACGGACGGGATGAACCCGGTGTTTATCGAAAATATCAAGAAAGACGGGGTAGAGCTTTATGCTGCAAAAGATTGAGCACTATATCAACGCCTTGGCTCAGCTGGAACAGGCCGTGGCGATTTACCAGAAGAGCCAGCAGGATTCTCTTTACCGTGACGGCCTCATCCAGCGCTTCGAGTTCACTGTGGAGCTGGCATGGAAGAGCCTCAAGGAATATTTGGAAGACCAGGGCAGCACGACGCCCATAGCAACGCCGCGTGCGGTGTTGAAAGAGGCTTTTGCCGCCGGTGTCATCCACGACGCAGACGCATGGAACAGGGTCATCACTGCCCGGAATATCACTTCTCACGTCTACGACGAAAAGACCGCTGAGGACGTCGCAGCACAGATTTGCAACGACTTCCTGCCCCTGATGCAGGCGCTTGGCCGCTTCTATCGGGAGTGATAGCCCCGCCGGGCAGAGAGAAGGGAGGTGCAGCCAGATGGGCAAGCGAACCAACACGGCGGTCTGGGAAGAGAAATACAGCCGGTGGCGCGTGGCCGTGCAGAAGGACGGCGTGCGGCGGCAGTTCTACAGCAGCACTCCCGGCCGCACCGGCCAGCGGGAGGCAAACCGCAAGGCTGATCTGTGGCTGGATGAGGGCATAGACCCACGCGGCAGCAGGGTGGAAGAGCTGTACAAGGACTGGTATGCCTCACTCGAAAAGACCACCGGTGCGGGCAACTGCCGCAATGTCGAGAGCCGCTGGCGCACTCGTATCCTCCCGGCGGTGGGCAAGAAGCGTATTACCGGCTTGACCGAACAGGACTTGCAGGACGTCGTGAATGACGCCTACCGGGACGGTCTTGCAAAGAAGAGCTTGCAATCCCTCTGCGCGGATATGCGGGCATTCTGCAAATACTGCCGGGCAAAGAAGCTCACCACCTTCAACCCTGAGGGGCTGCACGTCCCCGCCGGGGCTCGTCCGAAGGGCAAGCAGGTGTTGCAGCCTGCGGCCTTGCTGACGCTCCTGAACGTGGATACGACGCTCTACAGGGGCAAGCGGGTGCATGATGACTATATCAACGCTTACCGATTTCAGCTTCTTACCGGCCTGCGCCCGGGTGAGCTGCTGGGGCTGCGCTGGGCCGACATCAAAGGCGGCACGGTGTACATCTCCCGGGCGGTGAACATCCTAGGGGAAGAGACACAAGGCAAGAACCAGAACGCCATACGGGCGTTTGCGCTGTCAGAACGTGCGCGGGCTGTGCTGGATGAGCAGCGGGAGGCCACCGGGGCCGGCGAGAGCGTCTTTGAGCTGGTCAGCGAGGCGTATTATTACAAGCGCTGGCAGGTCTATTGTAAAGCCAACGGGATACCGCCTATCTCTGTGTATGAACTGCGCCACAGCTTTGTCAGCGTGATAAAGTCCCTGCCTGCCGGTGAGGTCAAGGGGCTTGTGGGCCACTCTCAGAGTATGGATACATTCGGCGTCTACAGCCACGCTCTGAGCGGCGATGCAGCAGCCACGGCGGACGATGTGAACGCTGCTTTTGACCGGGTGCTTGGGCGTGAAATTTAACACACTTTTTAACACACTCTGCATTGTATGGAGATATAGCCGATATGACACAGCAGAAAGAAACAGCGTAAAATAGCGCAATTTTGAGTAAAGAAAATGCCATTTTATGAGGTGAAAAATCCGGTGGCCTGTTCAACTCCTGTCACCAGCTCCAAAAAGTCCTACGATATACCGCTGAAAAGCGGCGTGTGTCGTGGGGCTTTTGCTTTTTGGGAAAAGGTACGCAGGATTGTTCAATAAAGAAAAAAAGTGCTATAATACTTATAAGCCTGAAACTTTACACGAAAGGATGGGTGTGTTATGAGTATAAGAGAATTGGCGAAGAGCTTGATTGACCAAGTGCCGGAAAACAAGCTGCTGTATATTATTGCCTACTTGCAGGGGGCTGCTATTCCGGATGAAAGTGAAACACCGAATGCCGACACGCTGGAAGCCTTTGAAGAACTGGATAACGGCGGCGGTCATACCTACAACGGGCCGGTTGAAAATCTGATCAGCTCGTTGCTGGAGGATGAAAGTGCTTGAAGTAAAATACTCCACTAGATTTAAGAAAGATTTGAAAGTGTGTCAGAAGCGGCATTACATATGGCTTTGCTTCAGCAGGTCGTCAATGTACTGGCCGTTCCTGAACAGCTCCCGCCACAGAATAGAGATTACAGCTTGACGGGTAGCTGCATTCCCCATAGGGAATGTCATATACAGCCGGATTGGCTGCTGATTTACTACCAGACAGATACGGAGTTGTATTTGTACCGCACCGGCACACACGCCGATTTGTTCGGCCTATAAAGGAAACAGAAAAGAGGCCAAGACCTGACAGAATGGGTCTTGGCCTCTTTTTCTGCAAGGTATGCAGAAAAATCATACCGCCCGGAGGGGCGCGGGTGTTGAAATTGGCTCATCACGACGCCGCTGTGGTGTTTGGTGGTGTAGCCCTCTCAGGCGCTTTCGCGCCAGCTCCCCCAGAGGGGGAGCCCTTGGCAGGCCGGGCAACTTCCTACTAGACGCCTGAGGCGTAATATGGCGTAAAAGGGCGGGCCTTGCTACAGAGGGCAGGCTCGTCTTTGTACAACCTCTCCGTCACGCCTGCGGCGTGCCACCTCTCCTTGTAGAAGAGGCTTTGGCAGGCCGGGTTACTTTCTACTGGACACCGGAAGCCTGATATAACGTAAAAAATAGTGCCCTGCTACAGAGATTAGCAGCAGCTTGACAAGGATATTGTTCCGAAGCTGCTGCCCTCTGTAGCAGGGCACTGCTGTTTTCAATATAAAGAAACTTTGCTCGTCCAGCGTGGGCCTGACCGTCACGCCAGAGGTGCTTCGCACCCGGGTTGCGGCACCCGGCATCCGCGGCGCTTCGCTTGCGTCTTGCTGGCCGCTGCCCCAACAACGACTCCCTGTTTCCGCCACTGGCGGCGGTCGTCGTTGTTGCCCCCTCTGGGGGAGCTGTCACGCCTGCGGCGTGACTGAGAGGGCTACATACCCCGCCTTCTCGATGCACCTGCGTCCCTCGTCGGTGTCCAGCCAGTCGTAGACCTTCCGCTGGGGGCTGTCGGGGGCGGCGTCCGCGTGGACGACTGCGTAGAACTCGTTGCAGAGGGGGTAGCTCTCATCGGCGATGGTGTCATTGCCGGGGGTCACGCCGTCCACGGCCAGCAGACGGAGGCCGGGCTTCGAGTACATCTGGTCGATGTAGTAGTAGACCGAAAAGCCGATGGCGTTGGCGGAGTTGTTGTACTCGGCGATGCTGTCCACGAGGCCGCCCATGTCGGCGGGGGCAAGCTCGGTGGGCGCGGCCATCAGCTGGCCGTCGCCCTTGTCGATGAGCAGCTTTTTGAAGAGGGTCTGACTGCCCGAGTCCACGCCCCGCTGGAACGCCACGATGGGGGAGTCCGCGCCGCCCACGTCTTTCCAGTTGGTGATGCGGCCCGCATAAATATCCCGCAGCTGCTGCTGGGTCAGGCTCTGGACGGGATTCTCTTCGTTGACGATGAAGACCAGCGCGTCCCGGCCGATGGCTTTCTGCTCAAGCTTTGCGTCGGCCTCGGCCAGCTCTTCCTTGACGTACTCGGGGGCCTCGTAGACGATGAGCAGCTGTGCGCCGTAGTCCTCGCTGTCGCTGCGGGACCAGAGGCCGAAGTTCTCCCAGGCATAGGCCGTGGTGCTGACGGTGATGCTGGTCTGGGCCTCGAGAAGGTCCATGCCGGTGACATCGGCCTTCATCTGGGCCATCAGGGGGATGCAGGCCGTGGAGCCGTCGAGGCGGGGGAACTCGTCCTCGGTCAGGAAGGGGACGGGCGTGTCCGCATCGGGGACAGACGCCGCCGGAGAGTCGGCGGGGGAGTCCGCCGTGCCGGTATTGCAGGCAGTGAGCATCGCCGCCCCGAAGCCGAGGCCCATCACCCGCAGGAAGCTGCGGCGGGAAATCATCTCTTTCAT